CATAGTTTTTTGTCGTTTTTTGTGTGTTGGGTGTGTTGTGTTTTGTGGTGTGGTATATTGAAGGTATCAATAAAAACCTAGAGGATAGGAGAGCGAAGAAATGTAGTTGTGTTATTGGTGTTTTAAGCGCAATGGGTGCAATAAAAGCGTGTATGCCGCATTGTTTTAATGAGTGTGATGAAGCCCGGTAGGTCAATGGCCTACCGGGTTTGTTGTTTGTGTCGTGTTTGTGGTGTGTGGTATGATATGAGTATCAACCAAGGATGTGGAAAGGATGGTGGTTGAGATGACTGGTGTTTCTGTTCGTTTTGAGGCTAGTGAGTTGGATGGGAGGGAGGTTCTTATTTTGCGTTATCGTTTAAAGAGATTTGTGGTTGTAAGGTTTTTTACTGAAACGTACGACCCTTGTACTGGTGAGGTTTGTTCGGCTATGGATAATATGGTGGGTTTTGTTTATCGCTTGATGAGGTTTGTTTCTGAGCGTCCTGAGCGTTTTTATGGTAAGGAAATGGTGGTGGCGAGATGGGCGTGAAACTTGTTCAGGTGTTCGCTGTGTTGCGTTATTACGGTGATGGCATATGTGAGTGCGTAGCTGAATGTAATAGTCATGCCTGTGCAATTAAGGCCGTCGAGTATTATGGCGGTGCTGACTCGGTGGGCGTGTATTATTGTATCGAATTGCGTTATAAGGTTGTGGAATTATGAGAATAAAGATGAATTATTTTAATGATAACATTATTGTGAACCTGTTTAATAGTCTATTGCCTGACAATTATTTTATTTATATAACGGCCTGCGCTGGTGTAGGATGTAATTCATTTTCAAATGAGCTGGAGTATTTCATTCCTGTCAGATTTTGCAGGAAGCATAAGGGTGTTATGAAGTGCATTGATGGCGATGTTCATGCTTCGGTGTGCCTCTATAATAAGTTCATTGAACTCCAATGGATGAGACTGAATATAGATGTATTGCAATGGAAAGGCGAATCCGACCCCTTGCATCTTGACGTGAAATTTGCCGAATTCCGTGGTTTTGATGAGCTCAAACGTACTGTGTCGTATGATGCAAAGTGTTTGGCAAAGGGTTGTCCTACTGTGATTATGGAAGCGAAGGTCATAGAAAGATGAAGAGTAATGATGACCGTACGAATTGGTTTGACGATGGCGTGCTGGACGATGACCGTGTGCGCCGTGTCATTCGTGGCCGTCGGCGTAACCTGCACTTGCGGGAGTATAACCGTGGTGAGGGCGATTGGGAAACGTTTTGCCGTGCTATAGCATTGCTTAAGGCTTTTTATAAGCCTCAGGGTGGTCAGGTGGCGTTTGCCGACAGTATTGAACATGCGGCGGACGTTTGTCTGAGCATCTCGCCTCATTCGTCAATGTACGCCGCATTATCACGAACGCAGGACATTGAAATGTTGTCCGGGCTTATTTACTGTCCGGCAATGGTGGCGTGGTGTGCTGTCTGCCACGTCAAGGGCGCAACCTGCTATGAGATGTGCAGGACTTGGGAGGGTGATGGGTTCGCTCAGACCATCATAAAAATTGCGTGTCTCCGTTTTGAAAATCTGACCGATGCATGGTATACTGATGAGGACATTGCAAGAATGTCGCGACAACAGCAACATTAAGAAAAGGCGGTATGATTATGGCATATATTAAGCGAGCCAAGCATTATAGTATTGTGCGCGGTGTCACGCGCGGCGAGAACGGTGAACTTGTTGACGCCGAGGTGGTCGTGGATGGCGCGTGTCGCACGGCTTGCATGGCAATGAAGAAAGCCCGCAAGATTAACAAGGACATGCTCCCCATGTCTGCCGAGTATCATGCGCAGGTGACGCGCTTGGATGAGGCAATCTATTGGGCTAATTGTGAGTTTGGGGATGATACCATTATCGACTATCCGGGGTCGGTCAGCGGCAACGTGGTTGAAGATGATATCATTTCCGAGGAAGAATAATTACTAACCCTATAAGGAAAGGCAACAATAATCATGGCTGACAACGAACTCACCGTAGCAAACGGCAATAATTTTTCTGCGAACGGTGCCAACGCCGTATCACATTTCTTCAACACTGACACTATGGATGGTAAAATGGCGTTGTATAACGCCATGCAGACCGCCGACAAGGTTGACGAACACCTTAATGAACCACTGCATGTCACTAACGTGCTTGCGCAGGCCATCGAGGTTGCTAATCAAGAGACGGGTGAAATCAACTCTTCCACCCGCGTCGTTATCCACGCGGAGGAAGGCGACTTTGCCGCCGCCTCGCCCACGTTGGCGCACGCTTTTGGCAATCTGTTCGCCATTTTCGGCACGCCGGACACGTGGGAGCATCCGCTTGTTCTCAAGGTGGTTGAAAAGAAAAGCCGCCGTGGATATAAGTTCTTCGACCTTGAACTGGTGTCGGAAAACAAGCGCAAGTAACGTGAATGTCCACATCATATGATAGCATGGTAATGTCCCTATAGGGATGTTGCCGCCAGACTCACCCCCCCCCGTCGTTTTCCATCCTTACGGCGGGGGGTGTTTTATACTCACGAGGAGAGAGGGCCGTGGCAAAACGTAAAACCAACCGACGCGCCAACAATCTGAAACGCAACGCCGCCATCAGGTCGGCACAGGTACGCCGAGAACAAGCGGTCAGAGACTATAGCACCGGACACCTCCCCAAGCAAATCACCGAAACGTTTCTAGGGAAGCTCAGCGTTCAACAGCTCGAACAGGTTGCGCGCCGTATCGGGCAGGAGTTCGGGGAACAACAGCAAGCCTTGATGGCGCGGGATAACGAGCCTTATCAGGTTGTCCCGGATGTGCATGTCACGAAACTCGATAGGGAGATGGCGGCGCGTCCGTTGATTACCGACGCGGAAATCGCCGCCGCCCCGTCGAAACGTCGGAAAACATTGCGACAGCAACAGCGCCGCCGTATCGAGGCACGGCGGAAAATCAAACGCGCCCAACAATTCGACGCATTGAGCATGGCCAACTACACCGTGGGCGAAATGCGTGAAATGGAACGCGCGGGAGAGTCGCCGTTCGACGTGCTGGGCACTCATACGGTCGGCGGTTCGGCGCGGGACGAACTCACACGCAACCGTGCGAACGTGTTCGGTTCGGAGCGTGGCATAAGCCACGCGCGTATGATGATACGAGAAGGGGGCAGGAGGAAACTTGAACGGGAGATACTCGAATACGCCGGGCTTATAGGACGCGCGCCATTGCATGCAGGCACTGGAAAAATCCCCAAGAACGAGGGGGTTGCGGATTTTGATAGAGTCGCGCAACAGCTTGAAGCATTTGACTCCAGCATCGCCCAAAAATTCGCCTCGTTATCGAACCGTCAAAAACGATGGCTGATAAACAATACGAATTTTAGCACCGTAGTACGTGAGGCCGCATGGTATAATGACAAGACACATAAATGGGAAACCAAAGCGGACGCGGGGGATGTAGAAACACGACTTGATGAATGGATGACCAGCGCGGCACGACATTAAAAGGATGGAATCATGAAAGAGCGTCGAACGGCGGCAACAGACGGCGCAACGCTATTGACGGATGACGGCATGGAACCATTGACGGCAAACGCCGTTATCCGCCTCACCATGCTCGACCATCACACGCGCGTATGGTGTGCCCACGGATGGCAGGACATCAAGCCCATAGCCGCCGAACTGTTGAAACGACTCCCCCTGCAGTCGAACCCGGCCAGGGACGGTGTGTGGGGCACGTTCAACATTCGAGGCCACTTCTATAGTTTTCGTGTGCGTATGGGCGGCATCACCGTGGATTTTCTGGACGTGCGTAATGTCACGCGCGACGATGGCTTGAATGTTTCACGTGAAACATTCGGCGGTGCTGATGATTTGGAAACCACGTGGAATATCGCGCAGGAATGCACCGCACTGCATCTCAGGGGCACGACCATAGCGTCTATGGCAATGACCGACTACATTGATGGCGATTACGCCGGATTCAAACGTCATTTCCCGCCATTGGACAAAGATGTTTATCACCGTATGCGCCCCGCCTACTATGGGGCGATAGTGTACAGCAAGCTAGGCGAATACCGGGATTGCCGAAGCTGGGATGTGAACAGTCTCTACCCGAGTATCATGCGTGATTCGCCCATGCCGGTAGGCTCACCCATATGGTACGACGGGAAGTATCAACATGACAATGATTATCCGTTGCATATTGATGTCATTGCGTTTGATGCAAGGTTGAAAACGGGAAAAACGGCGACACTCACCAATATCCTGCCCGTCTGGGGGTATGAGGGTGAACGTCTGGACAGTACGTTAGGCGTCGTAACCATGCCCGTCACGGATGCGGATTGGGAAACACTGACCGAAAACTATGACATCCACGTGTGGGAGCATGTCGGCGGCTGGAAATTCCGCAAATCACACGGACTCTACTACACATACGTGGACAAATGGTTCCACGTGAAACAAACAGAAACCGGGGAGCGCAGGCAGATGGCGAAACTGTTACTGAACTCGCTGGTAGGGAAATTCGGGGCCTCATTGTACCGCCCCATGTTGCATCCGAAACCGTCTGCGGACGGTGGTGTGGATTTTATCGTGGACAAACCCGAGTCGGCCAACAGTCTGGCGTGGTTGCCGACCGCCGCATATGTGAACGCCTACGGGAGGCGAATACTATCCCGCGCCATGAACGATAACGCCGAGCGCGTGATCTACGCCGATACCGACGGCATGATACTGGAAGGGCCGGATACGCCTATGGGAATCGAAACGGATGACCGGAAACTAGGTGCGTGGAAAAACGACCACACCTATGACAGGCTCCGTATCCTCGGCAATCGCAAATATTGCGGCGTGGAAACAGGCGGCGATACCGTCATGCGGCTGAGCGGCGTGCATCGAGCCGCCCCCATCCCCTATGATGAGTTTATACCCGGTTCGCGCCATATCAATGATGACGGCCATACGTTTATGCTATAATATCCGGTAGCGGGGTGTGCGTCCCAAGCTGATTCGATGGCCCGACCGGCAGGCAGATCGGTAAGGCGAGTCGGTCGGATGTAGACGTGCGTAGCCAGCGCCCAGCGACGGCGAGGGAACCCGCACAGCCTAGCAAACCGGCATGGCGGCGTGATTGCCGTCATGCCACTTACTTTAAGGGGTGATTATGGACAACACCGAAACCAATGAACCGGATACCACGCCCGATACCGAGCCGGACACCGAGCCGACCGGCGACAATACGCCGAGCCCGGAGCCTGAAACGCAGGACAATGGCGAACCGGAGGACGCGGGCGACGATAAGGACGCCGACATGGCCAACCGGTTGGACTCCTTGGAAGCGACCGTGGCGGAACTCTCCAAAACCATTGAGGCTATGCGAGACGCCGCCGCCGACCATGTGCTCAACGATGGCCCGGACGATAATACGACGCAGGAATCGGCTGAAATGACCGACGATGACTACAACGGTACTTACAGTACATTCGATGACCTATTCGAGGACTAATAATCAGGAAGGATAACTATCATGCCAACCACTCCAGTGGTGACGCCGAAACAGCAACTGCGCCCGCTCACCGAGTTCAATAACGCGCAGATTCTCAACATGATTCGCAATGAGGCGTCCCCCGAATATCAGAGGCGTATGCCCTCGGCCACTCAGATGAACATGGACAGGCAGATGGCCACGCTCATGTCTTCCACCCAGTTGAAGAACGAGTTTTACTCGGCCTTGGTGAACCGTATCGGCGGAACCTATGTGAACACGTGGCGTTGGAACAATCCGCTTGGCGTGTTCCAGCGTGCATCTCAGGCGTATGGTGACACGTGGCAGGAAATCGCCGTAGGTATGCCGCTCGCACAGGTCTATGACCCGGACGCGGAGTACTTGGGCGCGGATAACTTCCGCAAGTGGAAAATCGACGTGGATAGCCTCTACCACCGTCTCGACTTCGCCCACTTCTATCCGGCGACCACGGATGACAAGACGCTCCAGCGCGCTTTCACCTCCGAAACCGGTCTGGCCTCGCTCACCTCCCAGATTCTCACCTCCTGCTACAATGCGGCCGAGGTTGACTTGTTCGAGGCCATGTGCCACCAGTTCGTCGAGTATGCGAAGCTGGGCGGCTATTGGCGCGTCCACATGGGGCACGACCTTAACGACATGGGTTCGACGGAAACCGACGCGCGCGACATGTTGCGCCAGATTCGCGCATGGGCGGACACGCTGAAATTCGTGTCCACCCGATATAATGCGCGTCACATGCCGACGTTTGCCCGCCCCAACGAACTCGTACTGTTCTGCTCGCCTGAAGTCAAGTCAGCGCTTGACGTGCAGGGCCTCGCCACAGTGTTCCAGCGTACCGACGCCGAGCCGACCATCGACCGGATCATCGTTATCCCGCAGGACAGGTTCGGCATGAATGGCGTGCAAGCCATCCTGACCACGGATAAATTCCTCATCGATATCCCCGTTATCAGCGAGATGACCCAGCAAACCAATCCGGTGAACATCAACTCGGTCAACCATTATCTGCACGTCCAGCACATCATTTCGGTGTCCGGCTTCGCCCCCGCCGTCATGTTCTGGACTGGGGCCGGTTCCACCGCCAACATGGTGGCTCCTACCGGTACGACGGCCAAGACGCCGACTTTCCAGCTCAAGCTCGCCATGTACGGCGGCGGCACGTCCACCCCGTCGAACGTGGCGCGTGGCGGCGCGGTGCAGGTCATTGCGGATACATCCATCACCAATGATGGCACGGCCACGTTCCGTTCGGATGCTGTCGAGTATCGTATCGGTGATACCGTTAAGCCGCTGAGCGATTACACGTACATTTCGCCCACCGGCGTACTGGTGGTCGGCCTTGACGAACCGAACACCACTATCCCGATTACCGCGACCGCGTTGTATACGAATCCGGCGACGCCGGAGGTGCCGGGCACCGTGTCCGCCGCCCTGAACGTGCCGGTGGTCGGCGACGGTGTTATCGGCTTCAACCCGTCCATCATTGCATCGATTGCCGTCAACGTCCCGAATGTAGGAGTGGGTAAATCGGCGCAGGCGACCGCCACGGCGACCATGATTGACGGGCGAACCGCCGACGTGACCGCGCAAGCCGCATGGACATCCGGCACCCCGGCCGACGCCACCGTGTCCGAGTCGGGCGTCGTGACCGGCGTCAAGTCGGGTGCATCCGATATCACCGCCACGCTGTTCGGAGTATCCGGCAAGAAGAATGTGACCGTGACCGCGTGATATAATGAGAGTGTGGCCGGTTGGCTACCCTCTCTCACGGCGAGATGCAATACAAGACCCGGAGCGCAAGCCACGTGAGCGCTCCGGGCACTGTGATAGTCGCCTAATCTGCGACATAATAAAAGGGAGTGTTTCACGTGAAACACTCCCTTCTTTATGAAAGGGATAGTATGCTGAGAGATATCAACCCTAACGTCGAGGCGACGTTTAACTGGGCTCAATGGACGCCCAACACGTCGCTGAAACTCTGTAACGTGCCGTGGGATAGCAGTTACCGTGACCTAGCCCGGTTCGAATCACCGCAGAAACAACAGGAATGGTTCGACCGACAGCCCGGCATTGACAGGGTGCATGGAGTCATGCACATGTTCGGCCAACCCGTGCGCGTCGAACTGCCATTCAACGAGGCGTCCAACTACAACTATGTCGTGGTGTATAACGATTACCCCGACTTGGAGACGCCGCGATATTGGTATTACTTCATCAACCACGTGGATTACATCAATGCGTACACTACTCAGCTCACCGTGCAGTTGGACGTTTGGCAGTCATTCCAGCATGTACTTAGGTTCGGTTCATGCTATGTGGTGCGAGGCCATATCGGCATTGCCAACGAAAACCAGATGACCGACTATGGTCGCAGTTATCTCGCACTACCCGAGGGGCTGGACACCGGTAGCGAAATGGTGACGGTAAACCAACAGTACAAGTCTCTTATCGGCATGGACGGGAAAAACCTGAATTACGGCGTAATAGTCGTGAGCACGGTAGATTTGTCAGCGGACGCGGGCAGTCAGGAAAAACCGTCTCTCACTACTGCGGGCGGCTCCCTGTTTGAGAACATGGCTAACGGTGCTGAAATACTGTACTTTAAGGACATCCAGTCTATCCGAGTGTTTATGGGTGTTGGCTCTACTTTTTCATGGATAACACAGGGTATTGTAAACATGTATATGATACCCTCTTTAGACGATGACTTTCTTAAGCAATCCGGCTATGTCGTAGATAAGCTATTTGGGAAAACACTCCCCCCGGAATTAAATAATCGTATCTACCGTTTCCCCCAGTCGGCCACAAATGCGCCCAGCAGATATGAAGACATTATTACCATTAATGATTTTCGTGATAATTTTAATATCCCTAAACGTTATAAAAACCTTAAAAAACTCAAATGCTACCCCTATTCCACTGTCGAATGCACTTGCCTGAACGGTACAAATATCACCTATAAGCCCGAAAATATCCAAAGCGATAATCTGGTTATTAGAGAGGTGCATAATTACGCACCCAATGGCGCTCGCTTGAACTTTTACCCGGTTGGGTACAATAAGGCGGGCGCAAGCGAGATTGCTCCTCTTGATAAAAACAATGGGTTGCCCATTGATAACGGAGAAATGTTGGACGCCGCGTTTGGTATCAGCAATTTCCCTCAATTTGTGATAGTCAACAATGGTGCCCAGTTGGCAATGGCAAACAGTGCCTACACTCGCGCCTATAATCAGCAGTCAGTTGACTGGACATACCAAAAAGCGCAGATGGGCATCAGTCAATCGCTTGCGGCCACGGCCATGCAAAACCAGTACAATACCCAAGCCAACAAACTCGCTATCGGCAACCGCAACGCCAATAACGCAATTCAAGCGACAGCTCTTAACACCGGACTGGACAACACGACGTATATCAACAATCAGCGAGCCGACCTCGCACAGCTGAATAACGTGGTTAACGGCGTGGTCGGGGTGGCGGGCAACGCCGCTTCGGGCAATGTCGGGGGCGCGGTGTCGGCATTAGGCGGTGCTGTCATGAATGGTGTAAACACCGAAGCGAACCGCAGTATCAACAATACCGCCGCCCAACTTTCCACGGCGAACTCGCTGAGTACCAACGCGGCCACAACAAGCCAGGCCAACACGTATGGCTCTCAGACTACAGCGCTTTCAAACCAGTTGGCCCAAAATATGGCGGATATGAACGCGGATTACGCGCAACGTTCCGCGTTTGGCGACTACCAAAACACTATCGCCGGGATTAATGCGCAAGTCCAGCAAATGCAGTTGACGCCCCCCACCACGTCCGGTGCCATCGGCGGAGACGGATTCAATCTCGCAAACGGCATCGTCGGGGGGTTGGTTCGATTCAAGACGTGCGCACCCTCAGCCCTGCGGAGCGTCGGAGAGTACATGTTACGCTACGGGTATTTTGTCCAGCGTTTCATCACGCCGCCGCAATCGCTGGAATGTATGACCAAGTTCTCATATTGGCAAATGCAAGAATGCTATGTGCGAGGTGATTTGCCCGAGCAGTATCGGCAGACCATCAAGGGCGTGTTCGAGTCTGGGGCTACCGTATGGAACAGTCCTGATGATATCGGGATGACCGATTGGGCTGACAATGATCCACTGCCGGGCATCAGTTATGAGTGATACAATGATGACATGAGCAGGTCTAAGAGGAATCGGGTCGGGGGCGCGTTGCATCCGCGTGGCAACTACGCCAAGGCGCGCGCCGCCGGCCTTGATGCAATGTACTATCATTTGCTGGAGGAACTGGCGTTGAACCGGTTCAGCTGGCGGGGACTGCCGCCCACCGTGGATGAACGATGGCTGGAAATGTGTCTCTGTGAATACGGTTGCGCGTTGTTTTTTGAGGACAAACGCATAGGCCGGTTTCTCGTAACGCAGGCCGGGTATCAAGGCCGGTTGAACGTGTACAATAACCCGACGTGTTTTGAGCCGGTCGGAGTCAACTATCATTACAAGCAACTCAAGGCGGGCAAAGAGTGCATCCCGATTTGGGATAATCGTATGCGCATGAGTTTCAAGGATATTTTGTGGCAGTATGCGCGACGGTTGGCGGACATTGATAAGGCGTATGATGTGAACCTGGAGAGTCTGAAACTGCCGACCATTATCACCGCCGACCCGCGTACCAAGTTGACCGTACAGAACATGTTACAGCAACGGCAGGATGGACAGGATTATATCATCGGCTACGATTCGCTCGACCCCGGTAGCATGTTCCAACCGTGGCCCAACACCACCCCGTATCTGCTGGACAAGTTCGTCCAGCAGAAGACTCAAGTGACCAACGAGGTATTGGGGTATCTCGGCATCCAGTCTTCCGGCACGGAGAAAAAGGAACGTCTTATCTCCGACGAGGTGGCGCAGGCCAATGAGAAAACGGACGTGTTCCGGTTGAGTTTCCTGAAGGCTCGGCAGGCGGCGGCGACGGAAATCAACCGACTGTGGCCATCGCTCAATGTCTGGGTTGAGTATGCGGACGCGCAAAGCTCCGGTGTTCCCAACGCGCTGGATTCCAGCACTTCGGGCACGACTGATATTGATATGCCCGCCTCGTATGATGCGGGTATCGGAGGTGTATTGTAATGACACAGGATTTCAGCGCCTATGCAATGGAAACGCCCGGAGAGTACACCGAAACCCTCGGCAACCTCATTAACATGGGCTACGACACTGACACTAAACTACATCTCAGCGCCGACTATTACCCGATTTATGATGAAAACCATCGTACCGAATTGAACGAGAAAATCGTTCGCCATTACGCGCTTCGGGAGATAGGACAGGAAACAGCGCAACAGTTCATCTTCTATCTGGGGATGACTATGGCGGAAATCATGCCGTATTTCAATGAGCGTTATCGGACGCTAGCATTGAAATACGACCCGCTGAACACCGTGGAAATGACCAGTGAAAACACATCCAACACGGTAGCCCAGTCCAGCGGCAAAACCAGCGCGTCTCAGGATAGTTCGACCAAAAGCACATCGGACGGCACTAGTTCAAGTAGCACCAAGTCCCAGTCATATGATTCTGAGGTTCCGGCAACAGGCGTACAAGGCGACTTCGCTCGGTATGCGACTCACGCCAATCAGGCGCAAGCGGATACGGACGGCAGTAGCCATAGCACGCAAGGCACCACGTCGCAATCGCATAGCACATCCAGCACGGAATGGCAACATGACGCGACAGACGGCAGGAGTTCATCCCACACGTCGGGCCGGTCTCAGTCTGCAATGAGCCTCATTACCGAATATCGCAATGCGATTATCAACGTGGATATGGAAGTCGTGCGGAGTCTCGAACCGTGTTTCATGCAGATATGGGGCTCGTATGATACTATTTTCAGTAACTGCCATAACTACGGAGAATGGGAGTAATTAATCATGTCAGTCAACGCCCTTGTGCCACGCGCCTATCCGCTGGTGCGTGTTCCCACGTCGGTTCCATTCACGTACCGTGACGGGTTGACCACACTCCAATTGATTGAGTGCATCCGGTGCAATCTCGATGGCCTACAGTCTGACTTCAACACACTCGTTGAGCAGGTGAACCAGTCAATCGAGGACAATAATACCACAGTCCAGCAGATAGCCGATAACCTCGTGAAGCAAATGGCCCTCCTGCGCGAGGAACTCATCCATCTTATCGAACAATCGCAGTCCACCGGACTGGCGTGGTCTCCAGCATACGGCAAACAGGACGCCTTGCAGACCGTACTCGACGGCATGTACGACAATACGCGCAATCACGCCCTATTCTGGAGTGATTACGATAATATGGCATTGGAGGCGTCCCTATATGACGCGCTTGGGCTGTCAGCCCGCGAGTATGACCTACGCGCCACCGCCGTAGACAATTGCGTGCCCGGAGACTTTCCGGGACGCTCCCAATTCCCCTACGGCAAGAGCATCCCCGAGGGCGAACCGGGTTGACCGAGAAGCAACTGGACCACCGATATTCCGATAGCTATAATATTGTACGTGTCGGGACGCCGGCACGTTCCACAGAAACGGAGGACTCCTCACATGAGTAGCATCAACAAAACCCCTCACTATAATCTCAGCCAGTTCGGGGACAGCCCGGACGATAAACCGTCATGGCGCGGCGACTACACCGGCGATATGAGTAAAATCGACTCGCAGATGTACCGCAACGAAACCGACGCGACCACCGCGGCAAGTGCCGCCAATACGGCGAAAAGCACGGCGGATAACGCTTTATCATTGGCGCAGACCAATAAGAGTGATATTGCCGAGCAGGAGTCGTATTTTACCGCGCTTGGCGTGACCTCGGAGCCGACCGCGCAATCTCTGATGTCCACTATCAACGGCAAGGCGGAAAACACCGCATTGACGGCGTTGCAGGGGGCTGTCGATTTACTATCTGACACGGTTGCCGGCAAGGCCGACGCTACGCAGGTATATACCAAGGCGCAGTCCGACACGACGTTTACCAAACAGGGCGGATATTCCGGCACCGCGCAACAGTTGAACCAGAGGATTCAAGCTCTGGAAACACAACCGGAGGATAATCTGCCAATCTGTCTCTGCATTGGAGACAGTTACGCCAATTCGTCTGCAAGTGCCAATCCAGACGGTACGGACGCAACCAAGTGGCCTACACAACTCCGTAACATCATCGGCAATAATTACCGAGTGAAAAACTATTCGGTCACGGGCGCTGGATTCAACGTTTCAGGTAATACCTTCTCTGACCAGATTAACAACGCTTACGGCGCTTCGGCCATTGACAATGACAATGTGGCAATCATCATCATTGCAGGTGGCCGGAATGACATTGGCACCACACCGCAAATGAAGTCGTATGCGGACGCGACGTTCTCCAATGCGCGCGCCAGGTTCCCCCAGGCACGTATCGTCTCCGTGCCAATGCTCTGGCATAACGTGGGTCTGGATATGTACGGTCGGCAGAAAGCCGCTGGCGTAGCGGAGGCGGCCGCTGATAACGGCGTGGAAAACGTGGATTGGGCATGGACGTGGAACATCGGCAATGATTCCAACTTCCCGAGCGGCGACGTTCATCCCAACGCGAACGGTGCCAAGGTCATTGCATCCTATATGGCGTCAGCCATTCGTGGCACTTACACCGGACGCTACGAGGCGGCCACCGTTCAGTCAGCCAACGGCCGCGTGTATGGCAACGTCGTGGCGTCCGGGGGGATGATTTTCGCCACGATCTGGGGCGGCGACTCGTCTACGGGCGATGACCTCCATACCGGAATCACGCTTCCGAAGTGGGCCAGATACGCCGGTGGCTCCTCCCCCAACCAGTTCCGGGCATGGGGGGTGGGCCTTACCAATTCCGGCACCCAAACGAACGGCTTCCTGCTGAACAACCTAGACCCTCCGACCATTACGTACTACAAAAATGACGTCGGAGGAAACAACGGCGGTTTTATCTGCTATCCGTGGTAAGCGTTTCACGTGAAACATACCCCGTCCGTTACGCCGGGCGGGGTATACTGGTATGTATGGCAGTTGACTTCAGGACATGGGTGAAACAGACCGAAAACCACTTTTGGGACATGGACGGCAGTTGGGGCCCGCAATGCTGGGACTTATGGGCAAAATATTGCATGGATGAATACGGGTGTAGCGTTCAGGATTGCATCACCCCGACAGGTTGGGCCGGTGGATTATACACACATCATCCCGTAAGCGCAAGAGTCGGGGAGATTTTCGAGAAAAAAGACAACACATGGAACCCTATGCCCGGCGACGTAGCCATATGGCAAGTATGCTACCCCAATTATCCGTCAACGCACGTGGCCATTGTCGTTGATGGAATACAGGGCGATTCCATCGACGTGATTACGCAAAACCCCGAGCCAAGCGTGCATAAACTACTCCCATTGCAAAAAGCGTATATCGGATATTTGCACCCGCGCAAAAAACCGGACGGCGGCGACAATGACAGCGGCTCGAACCCTACCGGCTCCAACAACCCGGGTAGCATATCCAGCAGTGATGTATGGATACAACAACAGGGCGACAGTCTTATCTACCATTACCGCGACAACGACAGTGGCGCGGGTACCATGATCTTCTACAAAGCCACAGCCCAAACATGGACGGCCAAGGGCAGCGTTAAAGCGCCCAGTGACTCGGGCGGCCAAGCCACGCCCTCTACAGGCAACGGCAAAAGCAGTTACGCACTCTACTGTATCGGCACGGTGGAAAGCTCATTGCAATGGGACGCGGTAGAATTAGCCAACAGGCAAGGAATCGGGATCGCGCAATGGTCGTTTAACAGACGGTTGGACGTGTTGAACGCAATGAAAACCGCCGACCCGACAGGCTACGCGACGTTCGCCAAAACATGCCCTGAGATAGCGGCACTCATGGCCAATGGCGGGACGTTTACACGCCCCCTAACGTCTGCGGAATCGGCGGCGTTCAAAACATGGGCGCAACGCGCCGAATCACATCAGGGGCAACGCAACCAGTTCGAGACGGACTATAACAGCTACCCCCCCGTGTACGATGATATCAAAATGCAGATACTATGGGTGTCGGCATATCATCAAGGCCCGGCATACGCCGAAGCGTTGCCGAAAGCAACCACATTGGGCGGCTTGCTGGATAATCTGCTTAACGATACCGTTTTCGGGCAATCCCCTAGCCGATATCGAACTGTATATAATCTGCTGGCAGTCTGGGATGGGAAAAGCGCGCCGCCGAACTTCTAAAAGTCCGTATGTCATGCCATAATGATATATATGGAGAAACTGTTAGCCGAGGGCGATTATTACGATTATGGGCGCGTGTTATCCTATCACGCGCCTTGGATGTTCGTCATTGGCGCGCGCGGCCTCGGGAAAACCTATGGTGCTAAAAAACTGGTCATCGGTGACTGGATTAAAAAACGCTGGCAGTTCATCTATCTACGCAGGACGGCGGAGGAGCAGAAAAACAAGGGCACATGGTTCGCGGATGTCACGGAGCAATACCCGGAATTGGAATTCCGTGTGTCCGGCAATCAGGCCGAATGTCATTGGCTGGATGACAGGGACGCTACCACGGACAAGCACGGCAAGACACGCCCCACATGGCATATCATGGGGTACTTCATCGCCCTCAGTCAGGCGGGACAAGTGAAATCGGTTGCCTACCCCAAAGTGCGCACCATTGTTTTTGATGAAATCTTCCCCGATAATATGCGATACCTTGGAGGTGAGGTCACGGCGCTTGAAGAATTCTATAATACCGTTGACCGGTGGAATGACAGGGCTCGCGTAATCATGTGCAGTAACGCCGTAACCCTCGCCAACCCGTATTTTTCGGCATTCAACATCAACCTAAAACCACAGTTGGATAATCACACGCAATACCAACGATATTGCGACGGGTTCATCATGGTGGAACTGGCGGATTATGGCGGGTTCAGCGCAAAGGTGGCCACATCCAAATTCGGCACATTCCTACGCAAATACGATGAAAATTATGCGAATTATGCAATCAACAATGATTTTAGGGATAACGCCAATACCCTCATCAGCGATTTCAATAACGCCGGTTATGTGTTCACGCTGAGAACCACCGAATATGGTATTTTCAACGTATATCAACAATTAAGCGATACCGACGAAGTACTATATATAATCACAAAAAAACAGCCGAAAATCACTAGGGATTTTACGTTTGATTACCGACTGGTCGATAATGATTGCATGATGCTCAAACGTTCCGACGATATGACGCAGAAGATATTGAACGCCTATCGCGTCGGGCGACTGCGTTTTGGAACACCGCAAATCAAGGCGGAGTTCAGCATGATTCTTGGCGGCTTGTTACAGCAATCAGGTATAAGAAAGTGAGGAAAACATCATGCCAATCCATGAATTAATCGTCATCGGCATTGTGTTTCTGCTGGTGCTCATCGATTATGTAACCGGTGTGGTCAATGCGATTATGCACGGCGAACTATCCAGCAAGACAATGAGGGAGGGACTCGGCCACAAGTTCACATATCTAGCAGTAATCTGCGTGGCGTTAATCGTAGAATACGGTTCGGATTACATCAATCTAGGAATCGAACTACCCGTATTCATCCCCGTATGCGCAGGTATTTGTCTGACTGAAATCACATCAATCATCGAAAACTGCGTGAAAATCAACCCCGAACTATCCAGCTCGAATATTCTCAACATCTTCAACATTGACAGGAAGGAAAACAATGGTAAAGAAGATTAAAGCAATCGCATATAGTGTGATTGCCGCAATCGCCGCCCTGCTGTTGGCATTAGCGCCAACCGCAAACGCGGCGGACATGATAGACGTATCCAGTTGGCAGACCGGTATCAACGTCACCACCACTGGCGCGCAAATCGTCGTAGCCAAAGCAACCGAGGGTATCGGATACGTCAACCCCGATTGCGACCGCGTAGTGCAGGACGCCCTGAAGGCAGGGCAGGGCGTCGGCGTCTACCACTTCGCGCACACGGAAAACAGCGCTGTCAGTGAAGCCAATTACTTTATCGACCATACACGCGGATACATTGGCAAAGGTATCGTACCGATTCTTGACTGGGAGCCTAACGCCCTATGGGACACTGGTTGGGCGCTAACATGGCTTCAGACCGTGGAAGCCGTATGGGGCACCAAACCGATTATCTACACAAACCAGTACGCTGAAAACAGTTACGACTGGTCGGCGGTTGTCGCCGGAGATTATGGGCTATGGATTGCCGCATACACGCTAGGCGATACGCCAATCTACGGCTTCAACCCGCCAGCGGTTCAGCCTACGCTACGCAATTGGCCGTTTGCTGTCGCATGGCAGTACACCGGCACCGGCTATGTCAACGGCTGGAATGGAGGAGTTGACCTAAGTGTAGTCTACGGCGATCTCAACACATGGTACGCTTACGCGGGTAGCGGGCAGGTTGCATCCAAACCCACGCCACAGCCCACGCCACAGCCCACACCACAGCCCAGCACGCCGAGCAACACATGCAACACTGATTGCGTTATCATCCAGTCTGGACAGTACGTTACAATGTTCTGGCCCGACTGGTGGAACGTAACCGTGCCAAGCGGCAACCCGTCCATCGTATACCCCGGTGATAGGGTGTGTCATAATGGAGGCGGTGTCACAACGACATCGCGCACATACGTGGTACAGGCGGGTGATACGCTATCAGGCATTGCCGCATATCTTGGCGTCAACATGTACAACATCACCGGGTACAGTTCGGGTAACATGAACCTCATCTACCCCGGAGAAGTACTCTACTACTAGCCTCCCCGCATGAATAAGCCCCGCAGATTGCGGGGCTTATTTGTTATCAGTCACCATACATAATCATCAATTGAGACAACATAGCAACCAACACCGTCCTTAACGCCACGACATATGAAATCAAAATCACAATCACCATAATCGTGTTCAAGAACCCTAGTAAGAGCCGATTTAAACGTGACCACGCCATTATCAATCTCCCTACAAGCAGTAACAATTTTCTCAAAACCGTCAACGTCAACCGAGTACACATGACCCGGTTCAATCTCAGTCACATAAGCATTAACCTTAAACATTCTACTCAAACAAACCTCTCACCATAAGTCCTATAAAATTCCTTAAAATCAAAATTACGACAATACTCAAAACCATCATCCAAGTCAAAAAAAGACCCCACCGGAACCCAACGGCCACACATCCCATCATATAGTTGGAATTGATAATTAACCCCACAATAATCGCAAACCGCCTCACGCCACCGAAAACCACGGTCTAACCCCGTATACGTGTCAACAACAGTAAAATAATGCCACATATCAACCACCTTCACTTTTTTCACCACCTAGCACAAAGAACCGTCGAAGAAACAATACGCGAGCGAGTCTCAACAGGCCAATCAGCAAAACGACGAGAAATATCATAATCATGAGCCGCAAGCCAGCAAACCATCAACTCAGCGGCCTCAATACAATCCCACCACCGCGGGTCAAGACCACAATCCTTAAGATAATTCTCAAACATCTGCCGACACAATTTCTTCATTTTTTACCTCCATCCTTGTGTCTGTTTTTTTAACCAACACCCATATAATACCACACCACAAAAGACAGCACAAACAACAAACCCGGTAGGCCATTGACCTACCGGGCTTCATCACACTCATTAAAACAATGCGGCATACACGCTTTTATTGCACCCATTGCGCTTAAAACACCAATAACACAACTACATTTCTTCGCTCTCCTATCCTCTAGGTTTTTATTGATACCTTCAATATACCACACCACAAAACACAACACACCCAACACACAAAAAACGACAAAAAACTATG